CTTACTCTCGAACGGTCCTCAAAGACCAAGCGTCTTACGATCCAACCACCACCACAGATCAGCATTCTAGAATGCTGATCTGTGGCTCTTGTTTCGCACAAAAGCTTGGATCTTCATAAGACAAGCACCGGAGAGCACGGCCGCATCCATCCAACGCGCATAGATTGGGCGGCAGAGCTGATAGACCATGACGGAGTGCTGCCAGGCAGAAACACGGCGGCGGAATTCGATCAGGGCGAGCCGCGAGTTCGAGAAGTTCCCCTTCACCATGTCATTGGCGATATAGGGATAAGGTATCCCCAGTGCGGCCGAGATCTGCAGCAAGGTCCGATATTGGAATGGCTCATAGGTCGCCCCGCTGTCAGCGGGCTGGCCGACGGTCACGTCCTCACCTGGATCGAGCCGCACAATCTGGCCCGGGCTGATTTCCACCCCGGCAAGCGTTTCGTCATCCTCGGCAGGGGCAAGGGGGTTCTCTGGCGCGGGGGAGGTGACGAACATCGCATACATCGCCGCGACCTTTTTGCGGTCGAGTTCAGCATCGTCATACTGATCGAGCAGGAACAGCTTCACGATGGCTGGCGCCAGTTTCGACACACCGCGCAGCTGCCCGCCCTCGACGGGATCAATGACATGGATCACTTCTGATGCGGGCACGCGGACGATATCCCCTTCCAACCCCGGATCGGTGCTGTCGCCCGGGTGACGACGGAAGAAATGATAGGCGACGCGGCGTCCAATCCGGTCAAACTCGATGCCCTGCCGGATGGCATTGCCGTTCGCGGCAATGCTGGTTTGCTCCAGTGGCAACATCTCCGCAGGCAACATCTGCAGCTGCAGGGGGACGGTTAGTCCATCGCCTGGGCGGCGCATGCGGATGCGGAAGAACACCTCGCCTGCCAGAAACACCTCGCGCGCAGCGCGGCGCTGCAGGCCATAGAAGTCGGTCAGCCCCTCCGCATCAGCCTCGTCGGTCCAGGCGAGCCACAGACGCTGCAGCTCTTCCTTGCGGGCCGCATCGGCAATCTTCGAGATCGGTTTGATCCCATCGCCCACCGTATTGGCGGCCCAGCTTTCCACGGCATTCACGGCATAGCCGTTGTTGCGCACGAGCCAGCGGGCGCGGGCGGTGATATCGGGGCCCGAGGCGGCGATCAGCGCGTTCACATGCGAGCGTGTCGCCTGGAACCCGCGCAGGCGGCGATGATGCTGGCCTGCATCAAACCCACCAATGAAAGCGCCCAAACGCTGCCGCCAGTTCATCACAGATCTTTCACGGCATAGGGGCGCAAGATGCGCCCCGCGCCGCGCTCAAGCTTGGCGACGCGGCGCTCGATATCCCCTACCGCTGCAGCAAGCTCTGCGTCCGAGCCATAGGTCACGGTCTTGCCGTCATAGCTGACTGATCGTGTGCCGCTGTAGCGCGCAGCCAGCAGCGCGCTGTGGCGGGATTTGAGATCATCGAGGGTCATTCGTCATTCCATGTATTTGGGCGTGCTGATCTTCCAGCCACGCCGCCGTGGGGTGGTGATGCGCCCGGCTTGTGGTTCGGTCGATTTCTCGGTCTCTACGGTTTGCGTGATTGCTGCCGTTTGCACGCCCGCCTGCTTCTCCAGCTGCCGCCACATCCGCTCGTCGAAGCGATCTGCCCCAAGGATCCATGCGGCAGCCCGCGCATAAACGCGGGTATCCAGCGCCTCGTTGCGTTCGCGCAGCTTTTGCCATTCCTGGCGTGCAAAGCCGCGTTTGTTGCGGATCGTGACCAACTGTTCGCCCACTAACTGCTTGAGCCATTCGCTGTCAGCCCAGTCGGGCAGATGGATCGTGCCAGCAGGATCAGCCACGCCCAGTGCACGATCTTCATTGCTGGGCCGCTCGATGCGCAGATACCGATAGGTCTCTGCCTTGAAGGTGGCTGTGGCCACCGTCCAGAGCCGCGCCCCGCGTTTAAGTTTGCGACCATTCACTGTGGCATCGACAAAGGTCGGCCCCGATACCGGTGTGGCTCTGTTGAACCCTTCCAAGCCTTTCACGGGTGCTACTTGCGCAATGCCCTGCTTGCGCGCCCAGGCGTAGACGGCGGCGGACTCGTAGCCGGTATCGATCGCCAGCTTTGCCAGAGTCATGATCGCACCGTTCTGGTGCGTCCAGGACTGGCCCAGCAACGCGGTCAGCTTGTCCCAACAGGCAGGATCATCCGGCCCGCCAGGAATGACGATGTGATCGACGAGCCAGCTTTCTAGCCCACGGCCCCAAGCCCAGACATCGACCTCGATGCGGTCTTTTTGCACGTCGGCCCCTGCGGTCAGGAACAACCCACCTGCGGGGATCTGCGCCGGGAAGACCACGCGTCGATCTGCCAGACGTTGCCATTCCGGGGCTTCACCGCTCTCAACCCAGGTCTCGCCCAGAAGCGTGTTGCGCGCGGCGCGCAGCATCTCGTCCGAGCCTTGTGCTGCCAGCCAGTCCCGCGCGATCTGTTCCCAGCTTTTCCAGCCGATCGGCGAATAGAGTGCGGAGAGGTGGAAGCCGATGGCATGCGGGTTGTCGGAAACCGCTGTGCTGCGCCATTCACCACGCTCGAGCATCTGCGTCTTGTGGTGTTCGGCGATAGACTTCTCACAGCCCTCGCAATCGTAGGCCGCTGTTTCCGGCTGCCCCTTGGCCCAGCGCAGGCGTTCGAACTGCAACCACTGCATTGCATCACAATGCGGGCAGGGCACGAAATACCGCCGCTGATCGCTGGCCTCGAATTCCCGCTCGATGCGGCTCAGCCCACGGATGGTGGGGGTCGACACCATGAACACCTTGCGCCTGTGCGCGAAGGTCGTCGTCCGCGCCTCGGCCAGCGTGACGGGATCACCTTCCTCGTCGGCCGAGGCCGGATAGGCGTCCACCTCATCTAGAAACACATAACGTGCAGGCATTGAGCGCAGACCGGTGGCCGAGTTCGCCCCGGTGAGCACCAGGATGCCGCCAGGGAATTCTTTCGACAGCATCGAATTGCCTGCATCGCGGGATCGCGCGGGCTGGACCCGTTCTTTCAGCGCGGCGCTGTCCTCAATCAGCGGATCAATCCGGCCACGCGATGTGCGCTTGGCCATCTCCACCGTCGGCAGCACGGCCAGCATGGGCCCTGGCGCATGATGGATTACAAAGCCGATCCAGTTGTTGCCGGCCTCCGTGGCCCCAACCTGGGCGGCCTTCATGAACGTAATCCGCTGCGCCGGATGGTTTGGTGACAGCGCATCCATGATCGCGCGCAGATACGGCGTCCGCGTTGTGCGGTATTGTCCGGGTTCCGCCGAGGCCGCGATGACAGTTTGCGATGCGCATCCGCCCATTGCGACACTGTCAGGTCCGGATCAGGCCGTATGCCGCGGCGCCAGACACGCAGGATGTCCTCGGCGCCATCAAAGCCGAGATCAAGGCCCTCGGTCAGCTCGCCATCGTTCAGGCCCTGATCAGCATTCCCATCACTTCCTTCATTCAAGCGAGACGCGGAGGTCTGCCAGGGCGTTGAGCTGCTCTCGGACATGGGTTTCCAGCACCCTTTGCAGGATCGCAGTCTCGATTGTCACGGGCACCCCCGATACCTTCTCCATTTCTGCGGATAATTGTGCAGCCATCAGAGCGGACACGCGCGTGGGCCAGGTGACCCAGACATCGCGCTCCTGGCGCGCCAGTCGAAACACCAGCGTTTCCGCCCGTGCGCGGTCCACCAGCACGCCTTTCTTGCGCTGGATCGATAGTTGCCGCTCCTGCGCCTGGTAGACCGTCAGCGCTGTGCGCGCCTTCAGATATGACGTGCTGTCGCCGGAACCGGAGACGCTGCCGCCCCCGATCACTCCACCATCACCCCCAGCGCCCAACCCACCCCGCGAGCGCATCTGCTGGTCCGGATCGGTCATCTCGCCACGGCGTGCATCCGAGGCCTGCGCATTGATCGACCCGTCTGCAAAGAGCACCAACCGGCCGTTCTTGCGAGCCTTCTGCACGGCCCCGCGCGACAGGCCCGTGCGCTCGGCATAGGCGCGTTCAGACAGTCCTTGCATGGCGATTAGTTTGTCCTCAAAGCATTGTAAATAAACATGAATAACGATCTAATTGAGTTGATTACACTCCGCGATAGAGCGAATCTGGTCGCACGCAAACACGCCTGACCGGAGACAAAACCATGACCCTTGCAGAACGCTACAACGCTGAAGCCCAACGCCTGATGCCACACATGGCAGACAGTCTGGCAGTCGATCCCACCATCACCAGCGCTGGAGAGATCGACGACATCGTCTTTCGCCGCAGCGAATACCTCGGCGGGATGGCAATCGCCATTCTCGCCATGATCGACCAGCAAAATTGAGAGGCAGTATCATGACTGCCACCACAACCATTCGCATCGATCATGCCGCACTGCCCGACCATTTCGACCGCAGCCGTCCTGACGCCATCGCCGCGGCCATCGAGACAGCGCTGCGTGATGACGGGATCACCGCCGAGGCTTCGGACGTGATCAGCCACATCAAGATCGAACTACCGACCACTCAGCTTGCTGCCGCCTGCGCGGTGCTGGCCGACCTGAAGCTGATTTGACGGAGGACAGACCATGAGCACCCGCGCACAAATCGCCATCCAGACCGGGCCCAACGTATGGGCGCACGTGTACTGCCATTTCGACGGCTACCCCTCCCACATGCTGCCAGCGCTGGCCCGGTGGACGCCCGAGGATATCCTTGCCGCCCGTGAAATCCGCCACATCAGTACCGACGCGCTCGATTGTTTCGATCCGCCCCGCGCGCCGGTGATCCATCCCGAACCGCGCTGCGACTTCTGCCACACTTATGTGTTCGCGCAAGGCCGCTGGGTTGAATGGAGTGCTAGACAATGACCGCCACAGCCATTCTGCCCAGCCGCAACGAGGATTACGGCTTCTTCCGCACCATGACCGTTTGCCCGCTACGCGACCGCCCCAGCGCCGAGGTCTGGATGCTGGCCTCAAGCATGATCGCCAAGGCCATCCGCGTGGACAGCGAGGACGAGATAATCGGCATTCGCGACTTTCTCGACAGCAACATGGGCCGCCACTTTGCGGACGATGTCGTCGGCAACATGATGGGCTGCGACATTGCGCTCGAGCCCGCCATAACGTCCACAATCCGCCGCTGGCAGGACTGGCGCATCAGCCGCCAGACTGAGCGTGAGGAGGGGATCCCCGCGGGGCTGCCCTACCTGACAGGCTGGGTGCAGCACTTCGCCGTCACCGCCGCGATGGCAGATGCAGACTGAGCGCACCACGGTATTTCCCCAATCATGACTGGAGGCCCTTATGCCAAAACTCACCGATACCCAGATCCTTATCCTTAGCCGTGCG